TCCTAATGCGATCACGTCGCACCAGCAAGCTGGTGCGCCGTGGAAACATGGGCGCACACGGGCCCGCCATCCCATGGGGAGGCGAGGTCGTGCACGCTCACGTCAATGCCCTCGTAAGAGCGGGGGTCGGCACAAGGGCCGTGGTCATGTGCAGCGCGGTGAAGCACAAGTGCGCGGAGCGTGGGATACGTCAGGTCCAACCCGACGTCGCACGCCAACACGAAGCGGTAACGCGCCGCAACGGCATGGGCGATGCGCCACACCACGGCGTGTAACTCAGCGGTGTCGTAACGCGCGGCCTCATTCAAGGCGGCGCGGACGCGGTCATTGTACACAGAACCATGGTCGCCGCGCTTGCCCCAAAACACCATGTTCAATATGGTGCCACGCGGCAAGCGAGCGTCGTCCCCCACACGGCCGAGCCACGGAAGCTCGTAGGGGGGCGAGCCGCCGTCATGCTCCACAGCCCAGCGCTGGCCACACCGCGCCGCGGACTCCGCTAACGCGTCAAACGGCACGTCGTTGCGCAACAAGCAATTCATGTCGTCGCCGTAGACCATGATAGTGGAAAACATGCCACCGGGGTCGACGCGCGCGGACACGCCGCGGGCAAACCAATCTCCGCTCGGCTCACGGGCATAGGCTTCGTACGCCGCTCGCGCCAGCGGAATGGCAGTGGCAAAAGTGTTGACCTCAGTGGTGAGGCTCTGCCCGGAAGCGTTGCCCGTGCGGCGCTCAGCCACGAAGCCGTTGATGACAACGGGCATGGTCAGCAGGGCATCAAAATAATTGTGAAAAGGGGTGGGGCTGCCAAACTCGCGGTCAAGAGCGTCGCGCAGCTTCGGAAACAAAATGTCCCACACGTCGGCTATCATGTGGGAATAAGCTGGGGACAAGCTGGCGTCACACGCCGTGGCGTCGGAGCCGACGGGGCGGTAGCCAGGTGCGTGGTTGTTAAACCGTACGCGCATGGACACCCAGTCAGACCCAAGGACGTTGAAGCCGAGAGATGAAATGCCGTTGTAGCACGCCGTCGTTATAGGGTCCAAGTAGGCGCGGTGCACTATGCACGTGGCCATGGGGGGAGCAATGAGCACGCGGGCACGCTTACCGGCCGGGCCAAGCTCGTCCTTCTGCATACCCACACACGGCGGGCCGGCGTGCGCACCACGCGCAAACAACGCGCGGGCGCACTCGCCGGCCTCTTTCAATATGCGGTCGCGGTGCAAGTCCCACGCTCGGCCACGTGTCTGGCAGCCAAGCGCAGTGTACGGCAGCCCTGCACTGGCACTGCGCGCCATAGACTCAGCTGCCGCGACAAGGTCGCCATACGGCACACTAGGCTCAGCGCCCAAATTAGCGCCGACGCTCAAGAACCCAGCAGCAAACTCGCATTCACCCGGGCGCCACGGCGCCACAGCGTTGAGCTGCACCTTAAACGCGGCGAGCGCCTCGGTGCGTCCCAAGGACACGCCGCACGCCCGCGGCGCCTTCATTAGCGCCCAGTCGCCCGGTGAGACATCGCATGCGTCGGCGACACACACAAAGCGTGAGACGAGCTCAAAGCGGGTGCGGTACTCAGACAGCACCCACGGCGTGTTCCACATGCTCAGCGCGCCAGCCACTGGCATGCTAGCAGGCCCAGGGTACACGACAGGCAAGCTGTGTGGCACGGCAGACGTGTCGGCTGAAGCAAGCGCCTCCAGGATGGCAGCAGTGACATATGCCCCGTACGCCTTATCACCGGCGGAGCTGCCGGCCGTGTGGATGCCAACCAGCACGCCGTTGGACGTGATAGGGGCGCCACTGTCACCGGGGCGCACGGCCCCGGAGCCCGCGCTGTAACACAGCGCGTGCTCCACAGTGCGCGCCACACCGGACGCGTCTGTGTAGCGCAAACCGTGCACGGGAGGTGCGCGGACCAAGGGGACGACGCCGCGGCGCGTGTGCACCACATAGCCAGCGGAGCCCAAAAACGCTTCGCCAGCGTCGCCGGACACGCCGCGCATGATGTTGGCAAACCCAGGCACAGGCGCGTCGAGCGTCACGAGGGCCAGGTCACTACGCTCCAACTGCGCCACGCGCGCGACACCGCACGTGATGGGCTCGTCGGAGCCGGGCAGCACGATGCGGGCCTCGCTAGCCGAAGTGTCCACCCCAGTCACGGCGTGGGCCGCGGTCAGCAACGCGGTGGGGGTGAGCAAGCACCCAGTGGAGGAGCCGAAGCCGGCGTTGAAGGACACAACGCCACGGGAGACCCGTAGCGCGCCCATATACGCCGGGAGCGACTGCGAATGCGCACGTACCACCGGAGGCTCGACGCGCACCACAGCGGGGCGCGCCCGCGGGCGCTGCACATCAGAGTACGCCGTCAGTGCCAAACGTGCGCAATACCAGGTCCAGCCGACAGAAACCAGCGTGGCAAACGCCGCACCGGCACCGGCGCTCAGCGCGGCAGCCCCGTACACGTCGAAGCACGCGTAAAGCGCGTCACGGCACCGGAGGCACGCACCATAAAGGCGCGACAACCCGGCGCTGAACACACCCACGAGTGCCTCCTGCACCTCGCGGATGCAGTACTTCAAATACGCCATGGCGGCGCCATGCGTGGC